AAGTTGAACTTGATGAAGGTAAGATGAAACAATTTCATCAAATGATGGATGATGGTAAGTCTGCACAAGAAATTGCAAAGGCACTTAAACTTGACCTCAAAACAGTCAAAGAACTTATGAAAGAAGAAGTTGAACTAGATGAAGCAAAAGAAGTTTTGTCAAGATTTAAAGATGATAAACTAAAAAAGAGTATCATGAATCTTGCAACACAAAAAGGACTAAAGGTTAAGGAAATGGGAGACAAACTTGAAGTCTCTGGTAACGCCAGAAAGGTTATGGACTTAACCCTTGCAGTTCAAAAACACGATGTAAAAATTGAACAAAACATAATGTCAGCGTATACTGCTGCTATAACTAAAGGAGTAAAATAATGTCAAAATATTTTGATACAAAACCTGGCAGTCTAGAAGAAGCCGTATCCGCTGCTCAACAGGCTGCAATCGCTATCTCCAAAAAAGAGAAAGGTGAGAAACCAAAAGATGAGAACAACTTCATCTATGCTGCTAAGATGGCAAAAAAGAACGGTGAAAAGACTTTTACCATTGGTGGTAAAGAATATGATGTAGAAGAAACATTACAAAAAGAAACCAACAAGAACGACAAGTCTGATGACGGTGACGGTCTTGATGCAGTTCAACCAGACGCTGTTAAGAAGAAGTTCAAAGACCGTAAGGACAAGGACATTGACAACGATGGTGACGTAGATGATTCTGATAAGTTCTTACACAAAAGACGTAAGGCAGTTTCAAAAGCGATGAAGAATGAATCACTGAAAGAAACCGTTCTTGCAATGTGGCAAGAGGCTGCAAAGAAAGAGTCTCAAGACATGGAACAAGACAAGGATGGTGACGGCATGGATGATGACGGTAAAGCGAAGAAAACCGCAAAGAAGACTGACTCTGGTAAAGACATGACACCAGTTGAAACTTCACCAAAGATGCCTAAATTAAAGAATGAGAAGAACAAGGTATAGTGAAACAGTTTCATGAAGTATATCGTTTGGTGGAAGAGGAACAAGAACTTCCAACCATCTACTGTGATATGGATATGGTGCTTTGCGACTTTCTGAAAGGTTCAGAAGAAGTTCTTGGAGTACCATTTCCAAAAGCAGACAAGAGGGAGAAATGGATTAAGATTTCTTCCACAAAAGACTTTTGGGCAAATTTAGAATGGATGCCTGGCGCCCAAAGAATGTGGACATTTATCAATAGATATGATGCACACATTCTATCTGCATATTCAACCAAAGACCCAAACAGTCGTAAGGGTAAACTTGCATGGTTGAAATCAAATGCAAGACTAACAAAGAAAAGTCGTATTCATTTGGTATTGAGAGCAGACAAACAGAGATTCGCAATGATAAATGGTAAACCAAATCTCTTGATTGATGACTATATAAAGAACATTCATGAGTGGGAGGCAAAGGGTGGAATTGGTGTTCATCATACATCACCGACTAGCACACTTGCTGAACTCAAGAGACTAGGTTTCAAATAACATAAATAAGAGTATAAAACTACTAATTAGGAGAAAATAAAATGTCTTTATGGGGTAATAATGACGGCAAGACTGCAAGTGGAACAATTGCAATTGCTGCTAACGGTACTGTAACAGGTACTTCAACCGCATTTACCACTGAGACAAGAGTCGGTGACTATATTCGTGCTGGTGGAGAAGACTATCTCATCACTGCGATTGCATCAAATACAGCTGCAACTGTTGTTGCTGGTGTGCCTGGTGCGACACTCTCTGTTGTCTCATCTGGTGCATCATACACACTTTCTGAAAAGTGTAAGTATGTAACAACTGCTGAATCTACATCAACTAATGGAATCCACGGTGACCCATTGAAAGTGTTTGGTGTGGACACAACTGAAATTGGTGCTGGTACGGATAACATCGTATCCATCTCCGTTTCTAACGATGGTTCTGGTTATGCTTCAGCACCTACTGTCACTATTTCTGGTGGTGGTGGTTCTGCTGGTGCTGGTACTGCTGTAGTTACATCTAACAAGATTTCATCTGTTACTGTAACAAACACTGGTACAGGTTATACATCAGTTCCAACTGTTGCAATTGCAGCTCCTGCTGCCGTTACATTCAACGGCGCTTCTGCTGTAAACGATGCAACCGAAGAAATTACACTTACATCACATCCTTTTGCAACTGGTGACCAAGTTACCTATGCAGATGGTGGTGGTACTACAATTACTGGTCTTACAGATGGTGGAACAGTCTTCATTATTAAAGTTGATGCAAACACTGTAAAACTCGCATCAACTGCTGATAATGCTGGTGCTGGTACTGCAATCGACATCACTTCTGGTGTTGGTACAGGACACACTCTAACTGGTGAAACTGCAACTGCTGTTGCAACACTTGGTGTTGGTGGAAACACTGGTTTCCATGCTGGTTGGGTAAGACGTACTGTTGGTACTGGTGGTCGTGCTGGTAGAATTCAATACGAAACACTTGTTGCCGCTTCATCTATTGCTGGTGACCAGAGTGATGATATTGAGTTTAGAGATAACTAATATATAATTTAAATAATGGAGTAAATTATGAGTCAATTGACTGAAACTGAAATTAACATTCGTAAACAGGCTTTGGATTTGGAACTAAACCAATACAAAACTCAGTTGAACGAAATTGAAAATAAAAAGACAAATCTCACTGCACAGATTTATGCCGTAACTGGTGCAATTCAGCAGTGTGATTTGTTCTTACAACAACTAAATGGTGGTAACGATAAAGATGTTACCAGTAGCATTCCATCAGAACCTAAGAAAAAAGGTTCAAACGATGTCGCCTCTGCGGTGATGAGTTGATGGTTCATAGGAGATAAAAAAAATGGCAGATAAAAAGATTACTGCACTTACAGACCTTGGTAATGATACTGCTGGAGAAGACCTTCTTCACATTATTGATGACCCAACAGGTACACCTGTCAACAAAAAGATTAGTGTAGCAAACCTGTTTAACAACATTCCAACATACGTTGCATTGGATGGTACTGCACAATCTATTACTGGTAGTACAGATGTAAACGGTTCAACTTCAATTACTCATATTGATTTGAATGCCGTTTCTACATCAACTGCTGCAACTGGTGCTCTTGCAGATGGTACTAATGGACAGATTAAAATTGTGTCTATGATTACTGCACCTTCTGCTGGTTCAAGTTATACATTGACACCAGCATCTAGAAATGGGTATGCATCTATCAAGTTTGGTACAGATGGTGATACCGCTGTATTGATTTTCACAAACAATACTTGGAATATTGTATCATTAAGTGGTGCAACTGAAACACCACAAACTTTGACCGCTTCTGGTGCAGTTGACCCAACAACACCTGTAACACTTCTAGATTCATCTGGTGGTGCTGGAACAATTACTCTTGCAAAAGGTACGCCTGGTGCAATGAAAACAATTACAATGACTGTTGCTGGCAACGATTTCACAATGACGCAATCTGGCGGTAATCTTGATTCGACTGTCGCATCTACATCAATCGTGTGGAATGCAGTTGGTGAATCTGCAACACTTGTGTATACAGGTTCTTCATGGATACCGACTTCAACAATCGGTGTAACAATTTCATAAGGAGTGAGATATGGTAGATGTGATTAGATATGGTGCCGGCGGTGTACCTAAGGTTAACCAATCGACAAAGAAGGTTGAACCAGTTGAAAAAACAACCAAGACTAAAAAGAAACAAGAAGCACTTCAAGAAATCCTTGAAGTCAATCCTAACGAGGATGACGGATTTGATGAAGATGTAACAGGGGATAAAAATGAAGACGTTTAATCAATATATTAAAGAATACGCAACCCCCAAAGTAGTAGACGGCGAAGCAGTTGATGGTGATGAGATGCTCGGTAATATCTCCAATGATTCAGTTGTTGAAAAACTGAATGCATACATTGGTGCAATTGCAGACAGAGAATATCTTAATCCAGAGAAGGCAATCGGTGAGATGAGACAAAAACTCATGAGAGTTGGTATTCATTTTGGTGATGTGCAATTCACTGAAGAAAGTGGAGAGATTTCTGTTCCTCTAGTACAGTATGGTGGTGCATTCGGTAAAAGTGGTGACACACCGATTGACGAGTTTGATGACGAACAGGAGAGTGGTCGTTCAATTAACTTTGTATACGAAAGGACTAGTGGGGGAACACATAGAGTTTTAGCAAAGATTATGTAATATGTTTGAACAAATAACCAATGAAAATGTAATGATGTTTGCACTGAAACATTACGACAATCCACAGTGCGAAGGCGAGAAAGAGTTTCAAGATGATATGAAACGGTTTAAGTATATCAAGAGATTACTCAGAAAATATACTGAACATGGCGTTCTCAAAGAAAGGTTATTACTAAATCACATAATCGTGTTAAACAATGTGTTTGGTGCAGATGCTTGTTCGACATTGTTGTTGTTCAAGATTGAACGAACCTACTGGACACAGTTAAAGTCGTTTATGAATTTTCTGGGTATATTACCAGAAAAAGAATTATTGGATGTACAGGAAGACTTGTATATATCCGCTGTATTAAGGAAACTTTGATGGGTAGAGCGATAGACTTATTTGTAACTTACAGATTTATTAAGTTACTAGTTACACCATTTAATAAGATGGAAGCATATAAACTTGGCATTATTGATGACAAGGGTAATCGTATTCTTGAGCCAGGCACAAACAAACCTACCACATTAAGAACAATCGCAGAAAAGAATGCGTACACGGTTCTTCATAAACTCGTATTTAACATCAAGAAGATTTTTGAGAAAGTGCCTGGATTGCGTACCAAAGTTGGTACATACGCTGCCGCACTTTTTCTATTGAAGGACACTTTCAAAGAACAGGTCGATGACCCACAAATGTTTGAGAAAGAGTTTCTAAAGTATTTGAAAGAAAATGATTATGAACTGGATGACACCATTGCAGAAGAAGTAACTCTGGACGATGGTAAACTGCCGAAAGGTATATATAAACTAACACAAGATATTGCATTCGATGAAGAGGATGCAGAAACACCAGATGCAGTCGAAGGTGATGAGGTACAGGTATTTGAACCTACTGCACCAACTGACACAATCTTAGGTGTTGATGTATTCCCTGTAATTCATATGCCAACACAGAGTAAAATCTTTGTCAGTGCAGAGGATATCAAAGAAGTAGGAATAGAGGACTT